TATATGATTTTTTTATTATCTATCTCTTGACATCACACCGCTGGACTGTCTCCCCTGTTTTCCTCTTCTACCGATTATAGCAGACGCGGGAATATTTCTCCACCCGATAATTGCCTTTTTCAAAATCGAACAAAAAAAGACACTCGCCAAAGTGTCCAACTTGTGATCAATCGGGGTGACAGGATTCGAACCTGCGACCTCACGGCCCCCAGCCGTGCACTCTAACCAAACTGAGCCACACCCCGTCGTGCAACTACCGTTTTTCATTATACAAAACTTCCCGAAAAAAGTAAATGCCCTTTCGAATAAAAAGTCAGGCAGAGTTATCCTCATAACTCCGCCTGCTTTTTTATGAGCGCTTACATCCGCAATTCGGATTTTTATCAAACTCAGGATTGAATGCATAGAAGTTTTTGCTGTCCAGGTGTTCCTGCACGATCCGAAGATTTTCACCGAATCTCTGGTAATGCACGATTTCACGCTGACGCAGGAAACGAATCGGATCACAGACTTCCGGATCTTTTACAAGCCTGAGAATGTTATCGTAAGTCGTACGGGCTTTTTGTTCTGCAGCGAGGTCTTCATGAAGATCTGTAATCGGATCACCTTTTGACTGAAAATAGGTTGCAGTCCACGGTGCTCCGCTTGCAGCCTGTGGCCACAATGCCAGAGTATGATCTACATAGTATGGAGCAAACCCGGATCTCTCAATTTCTTCCGGAGAAAGATTTTTCGTCAGCTGATGCACAATGGCACAAATCATTTCCATATGGGCCAGTTCTTTCGCACATCCAAGATGCAACTAATCCACATTAAATAAGTAGTAACTTTTTTGACAAAAATAAGATTGATACAATATTCAGGACGGCAGATCCATCCGTCCAACACTCATATACGCCGCCCGTAAAAAGGTGTGCATCATTTCGGTTGTCAGGATCATCCCTTCTGGCAGCCGGAATTTAAAAGTATTTCCGGGTATCTCTATAAACTCTTGGTATAGTAAAAATGTATCGTAAGATTCGTAGATCTGATATTCCATAATTGTTCCTCCTCACGTTTACTACATATATTATAGCACAGAGGGGTTTGAATTGAATTTATTAAAAATACATTTTGATAGAAAATAATATTATTTCCCTCAGAGAGCTAATCTCCGAGGGGATTTTTATTAAATAGATGTGGTCTCTTTACTGTAAATTACCGACATGAGCCTTGCATACCATGGCGCTTTAGGACTCCACTTGTAACACGGAATGTCCTTACCATTGTTGTCCTTGTAAATCTTCTGGATGATTTTTAATTCGTCTGGATGACCCAATGTTATTACTTTTTGACCGTCAAAATAATACACTGCACCTTTTCCCTCAACTGTAAATAAACATCTCATCTCTTCATTTTCTCCTTCCTGATCCGCTGATGCGCTTTGGCTTTCGCCCACAAGCTCCTTGATACGGTTAATAAAATAGGCTTTTGTCTGCGCTGCACCGCCGTGAATCTCTACTGATCTGTGCGGACAAGCGGTTGCAAACACCTCCTGATGCAGCATGATCGTGCTTTCGTTTGGTACGATTCCGTATTGCTTACACTTCTCAGCGGCCAACTGCAAAGCTTTTTCTTCGTTTGCTTTAAATACATCCAGATCGCCCATACTCTGGCATGTTTCGATTCCAAGATAATTCAAGTTTCCGCTTGTGTCTCCGCAGTGCCAAGCACAATTTTCGTCATCTTCCGCCTGTAAGATTCCATCGCTGCACACATAATAATGAGCAAATCCATTTTCCAAGTTTGCATTTTGTAAATAATTCCGATAATACGCTGCCGTTGCATTCTGGCTATCTGCACCATTGTGAATAAAAATACCGACAGGATTTTTCCCTCTCCTGCCGGCAATTCCTCTACAGATACTCATTCTTTCTCTTCCTCCTGCTCGTCTGTCTCAAATACTTTTTCCAGTTCCTCTGCGGATACTCTGCCAAATTCGTTCTGTTCACTCATGTTCTCACCTCCTGTCATACAATGAAAGAGAGCCTGTTTCCAAGCTCTCCCACTATTCTAAATCCTATTCATTTTTCCCAATCTGTTTAATTGTCTGATTCACATATGTACTCAGACCAGCCACTAAAATCCCCTGTACGATTGCTGTAAATACCGCCATCGCAATCTCCTGTCCGGTACTGATCGGGCAAGATGCAATCACCCACACTGCACATAACACAATCCCGATTCCGCCCAGAATAAGCGGGATGCACTTATCCTTTACTGTCTGAGACTGTTTCAGTCCAATTCCAATAAAATACAGTACCACTGCTACAACAATCAGTTCCGGTTTTACATAATTCATAATCTGTTCCATCATTCCTCACCTTTCCTTTCCAAATCCTCAATTCTATGATTTGCTACTTTCACTTTTTCCTCTAAAATATATGTTCTTTCTACAATAGAGTTGTGCTTCTCTACCTTCTTTTCTAACTGCTCTATCCGGTACTTTACAAGCTGCGTTCCCCCGAAACTTCCAAGCAAAGTGCCAAGCAGAGATATAATTGCTACTATAACTGTATCTGTCATTTTCTCACTGCCTTCCATTTAATTTATGCATAAAAATAAGACCGTGAGGGTCTTGCTCTTATCTCCATATTCGCTCCTTTAATCAATCATCTGTAATCCACGTGAACGTTGCGTGACGTTCTGTAAATGCGGCATTCTCCACATAAATCTTGATCCCCCCATCTTTTCTTATGCCGTATCTTCCCGTTCCAAATATGTTAGGTCCTGAAACTTCACTATAGGGAGCAAAGAAATCCATAACCGGTCGATATCCTACTGGAATTTTCACTTCGTTGAATGGCCCGTATTCGCCACTTCCCGGAAATTGTGCAATCATTGTGATCTTGCATGTTACCATACATCCTCTTCTTTTCAGCTCCACGCGAATGTTATTAGCGGAGTTTGTACTTGTATATGGACCTTTCACGGTACCGGAATCGTAAGAGATAGATTTTGTAAGCTGCTTAATTGTCTTAATAAGCCATATGCTATCTCCATTTATGTTTGTCACCGAAAAGTCACGCATCTCCTCATCTCCGCGAATAGAGCATACCATAGATCCATTCGCGATATCATCTGCCATGCTACTGCCGCCGGAATAAAATTCTAATCCAGAGTAGTTTAATCGACTCCCCCAGTACCTAGACGCTGTAAACGATCTTACCATGTCAATATTCTCTTTTTTTACAAAAACGGAAATTGTACCGTCACTGCTTTTAGACACGATCTCTCCGGTGTCTACATTTATGTAAAAGTGTCCACCCTTACTCTTAATAAGTCCGGCTGTTACAGTTCCAAGGTTGGCAACGATCGCACTGAGCGTTTGCACGTCCAGATTCTCGACTGCGATATAATGGATCACCCACCTACTTCCATCCCACCGCTTGATCGGCTGACCGGATGCTGTCTGCCATAACTGGCCAACTTTAGGATTTGACGGAGCCGTAGAAGATACAATTATGCCACTTGGTCCCGTTGCTCCTTGTGGTCCTGTCGCACCTTGTTCTCCTTTAATCTTCGCCCACTTATAAGATCCAACACTTGCAGGATCGGACTGATTGTAATCCACGCAAGTACCAATATACGTTCCTACATCTTCTCCGCTGTTTCCGGTAAATGTTTTCCCTCCATCGTTGGAATATTTAATGTGCAGATAGCTTGTCTTGCCGTTTGTACCGTTCGTCCCCGGAATCCCCTGTGTTCCCTGCGGTCCTTGAAGTCCTTGGAAACGTGACCAGGTATATTTCTTTGGATCCGTGCTATCTTCCTGTGTGAAGTCTACGTAAGTACCAATATATGTGTTAGGTATCTCTGTCATCTGGTTAGAGGTGGTTGGATTCGATACTGCGGAATACTTGATGTGAAAATAGGTGCTCTTCCCTTTAATATTGGTTCCGCTTGGTACAGGTCTGCTATCTAAGACAGGTGCTGTCTGCTTATAATTTCCTTCCTGCCATGTATATCCTGTTGGCTTAGGTGTCCAGTTGACCACAAAATCAGTCTTTACAAAATATTTACCGCCACCTCTTAAATATAATACAGGGATTGATCCATAAGTCAGTTGTGTATAGCTGGCAGGCGACACTGAACAGAATGAATACGTGTCTGCATAAATAATACATTCGCCAGAAGTAGTTCCCCACCCAGATCCAATGGAAGCCAGATCTAAATTCACCGAGAATCCGCTATCATGTGTACTCCAGGATGGTTTTGTTCCACTATTTAAAGACACATTAACCAAAATACGATTATAAACACTCGTTGGAAGCTGACTCCCCACAACGGGATACCATTTATTTACATCGTAAGTTTTGGTATCAGATAAGTCTATCGTTGCTGATGATCTCCAGTAGTTTACACCTGCAGCTCCAGTATCTCCTTTGGGACCCTGTATCCCCTGTTCACCCTGGGGACCTTGTACCCCTTGCAGACCGGGAACTCCCTGTGGACCACGTTCCCCCTGTTCGCCTTTGATCTTTGTCCATGTATACTTCGCAGCATCTGTACTATCTGCCTGTGTATAATCTGTATACTGCCCGATATAGAGCTTATTTGTACCATCCGTGGTGGAAAATCCCGTCTTGCCATCTGCGCTGTTTGCATAGGCGATATGTAGATA